AACAGAGTATCTTTAATTAGAACTCTGCTCTGGAAGTAGGGGCCCTTTCGGTGGCGTGACAACCACCGGAGGCGATCTGAGCGCAAGTTTAGATTGCAATCCACCGCGCACTGCGGGGGGTTGCGTTAGCGATAACGTAATATCCTCGTACCAACGCGAAAAACGAACAGGCAGGTAACTGACCTTTTCGAACCTTGTCAAAGGTGCCAAACCCTCTTCTTGATGAACGAGTCAATTAGAAGTAGTCGAATCGATGAGTCCTGAGATCTCTATGAAATCCTTTGATTTTAGAGAGCGCTTAGAACACGTCGACTGGCAGAGGATCTTGGAAGATCCTCACCGACTGACGACATCCTTTAATCGGTTGTCGTTAGTCGTCCTTGGACGATATACGAAAGGGTGGTCCATTACCGCTCATGTGCTAGCCAAGTTCATCTTTAAGTTATACAAAAAGAATGGACCTGGATACTGCTCAGCTTATCTTAAGAACTGTTCGACAGCCTTGCTTAATTATTTAAGTAGGGATGTGTCACCAGAACCTAAGATACCTGTCATGTATAGCCCTAAGTGTTCATTGACCCGAAGCGGAATTCCCCGTTTCATCCTTCAGAATCATCGTAAGATTATCTCTAAAGGAGGTCCGGAGGCTGAGGTGGTTGTAAGACTTTATTTAAGTTGGTTCGGTTTTTATCGAACTTATCTGAATAAATTTAAGCGACCCGATTTGTCTCCAATTTGGACAAAAGGGACGTCTCAAGTTGTAGAAGGAACGGAAGCGTTTAATAACACTCCGAATCTTTTACCAGGTTGTCATCCGATTGAAGTTGATCTCATAGATTGGCTTCAATTGGAATTTCCGAAATTTGCGTTAGCTCAAGTGAAGGGTTTCCCTTCTGAGATAACGTTCGGATTTGATTGGCAACCGACTTGGTCGGGAGGACCTAACACGAAATTAACCCCGTGTCAGACCTCCGTCAGTGTGTTTCTTCCTGATTTGGATCATTGGAGGTGGTATATGGCTCAGGAGCCACCGGGTATCGCAAAACAGGAACTACACGAATTTCTCCAATTGGTGATAGACGTGTTGTACCATAAGCGAACGGTGAATCTACCTGTAGACCTCCACCCCACTACTGGAGCCAGTTTCTTGGATCTGGTTCGCCAAATCGGAAGAAGATCGAAAGGAACGTGGGGAATATTGGGGAAGAAGGTTGAAGGAGGAGGTAAGGTTCGAATTTTCGCGATGTTGGACTCTGTCCGCCAAGCGTTACTTCGACCACTCCATAATTGGATGATGAGTAGCTTACGCTCCATCCCCAATGACGGTACTTACGACCAACTTCGACCCCTTCGTTCAATACGAGATTTGAGAGCGAAACATTTATATAGTTTCGATCTCACGTCCGCGACCGATAGATTTCCTATCTTCCTGCAAACAGCAGTGTTGATGGGGTTCTTCGGTCCTCGGATCGCTCTCGTATGGGAGAAGCTGCTTTCGCTTCCTTTTAAGGTACCTTTCCTTAAGAAGGCGGTGGAGGTGGTTTTCCAAATAGGACAACCATTAGGAGCTTACTCCTCTTGGCCTACGTTCGCACTGACTCATCATGGCTTTGTGCAGTATTGCGCAAAACGAGCGGGAGTGTCGAAAGCTCGATGGTTCCGGCGCTACGCCATCTTGGGCGATGATGTAATCATCGCTCATAGTGAAGTAGCCCAGATTTATAAGGAACTTATGATCTTGCTTGGAGTCAAAATATCGGCTCACAAGACTATTACATCTGATAATGGTTCTTGTGAATTCGCTAAAAGATTCCTGTGGAAGGGAGTCGATGTTAGTCCAGTTTCTTTTAAAGAAATCTATACTACTCGACGATCAACCACGAAAGCATTAGTCAAACGGATCCAAACCTTCCGTGAGGTTCATAGAAAAGAACCTTACAGATGGTTTGGAGCTGGACATAAGATATTACCAACTTTCCAAAAACCTGTAAGAGGTCGATGGAAAAGGTTTCATCTTATGTTAGTTTCACCAGCGGGCCCCTTCCCCCTACCATTTTATTGGTGGTGTTCGCAGTACACCTCTTCACCTTTGGGTAGAGAGATATCTGCGATCGTCCATCAAGAGTTAATGGAGAAATGGCAATTCTCCTTCGAACCGGATGGTATTCATGCGGATACAGAAGAAGATATTGTTGAAGAGATGCTTGTGGGACGACCTTGGATTCGTTCTTGGTTGTCTACTAGCACCTCTTTTCTATTAAACTTGATGGGGGAAGATCCGATAACAGCATGGTTCCATCGTCCTACCGTACCCTCTACTCCTGCTCGTCCTAGAGTTGATAGAACTCTTAGGATGGGTAAGATCTATTGGATCTACGATAGGATGGTGGCCGTGTCTAAACGACCACCCTTGAAGAGGTTAGGGGAGTAACTAACCCTAATCTTATAATTATCTCCAAGATAAGTCTTTATGCGTATCTGAGCGCTATCGGTCCG